GAAGAGAGTAAGGAACCCAGGGCTTTAGTTTCGGCCCGACGCAGGCTAAGGATGCCCATACCTCTATTTAAGGAGGCGAGGCTGAAAAGCCCGACGTCACTCTGGATTAAGGTGGCTGAAGAATCAGCCGCCCGATGTCACACTAGCGCCCTGAAGGACATTAATACCGTCCTTCAGCGGTTCGAACATGAGGGTATGTCGTTTTTGACGATTACCCTGCCAGCTTTCGGAAAAGGCTTTGAAACGGCCTTAGACCGTGGGCTGACAAGCTCCAGCCTGTTCAGGGGATTCCAATTTGGAACCCCTAGAGCAGCGTGGCTCCCCCGCTTTTTGGGAGGTTTCACGAGCCAGGTGTTCGATCCGTCTAGTGGCTACCTACTCGACGACCCTAACTATGATGCAATTCTCGCTGTGCGCCAGCTTACGCTGATGTATGGCAAGATCCAACTCCCGTGCAGTGATGCACGTATGAGAAGGGCATACGACGGGTACGTCGAGTGTGAGTACGAGGTTCGCATGAACGATGCGCGTTTGACGGCAATTGATTACGCCGCTTTTAAACGCATGTCTAACATGCTGTTTGGGCAGTCGTTTGCGGAAGTCGACCAAAAGGTCTTCGATCGCGAATTGATTATGCCCAAACATGGTCCAGGTTCTACAGCCGACAAACTGCGCGGAAACGCAAAGTATCGGCAGCGGGACTGGCCAGTACGGTTACAGGAGGTCTTCCCTTGGGAAGAATTCCTGGCTCCTAACTCCTCCTTTGTGAGCGAGATGTCGGAGTCCGTGAACCTCGTCGAACCCGAAGCAGAGATTCCTGTACAAGTGATCTCTGTTCCTAAAACATTGAAGACACCCAGAATAATCGCCATGGAGCCCACATGCATGATGTTCATGCAGCAAGCTCTTAACGATACCATTCTGGCTGAACTGAGGAAGGTTTACCACCTTAACCGGTTCATGGACACGCGGCACCAAGAGCCTAATCAGCTTATGGCAAAGCGTGGATCCGAAGATGGATCCTTGGCTACGCTAGATCTTAGCGAAGCTTCAGACCGTGTCTCCAATCGGCTGGTCGAGGCCTTGTTCGAAGACTACCCGCATTTGCATTGGGCGGTCGACGCGACGAGGTCCCGTAAGGCCGACGTACCTGGCTACGGTGTAATGCCGTTGTCCAAGTACGCGTCT